CGAGACAAGCTAAAATCCGAGCAGAAGGCGAACAGATAAGCAGAAATGCCCTGTTCATGTTTAATCCTGAGAACCAAAAGATGGCAGGAAAAGGAACTTCGACATGTTGATTGACCAAGAACCAGAGATGCCTAGTGAGTTAGAGGCAGAGGAAGCAAAACTACCTGAACTAGCAGCGCCACAAGTCCCAGAACTACCTGACCGCTATCGCGGCAAGTCGATCGAGGACATTGTCAAGATGCACCAAGAGGCCGAAAAGGTCATTGGAAGGCAGGCGCAGGAAGTCGGGGAAGTGCGGAAACTAGCCGATGAGCTGATTAAGCAGAATCTCTCGTCAAAATCTCAACCTGTTGAGCAGGTAGAGCCTGAAGTAGACTTTTTTGATGACCCTAAAAAGGCGATTCAGAAGACCGTTGAGACACATCCTGATGTTGTCGCTGCCCGCCAGGCGGGTATCGAGTTCAAACGGATGCAAACTCAGCAGCGTCTGGCGCAAGAACACCCAGATTTCATGGAAATCGGGGCCGACAAGGACTTTGAGACATGGATTAAATCGTCTCAGGTACGACTCGAACTCTACGCCAGAGCCGATGCGCAGTTTGACTTCGATGCGGCCAATGAATTGCTAAGCACCTACAAACAGTTGCGTGGCATTAAGCAAAAGCAGGTCGAGCAATCTGGTAAGGAGGCTCGCCAGCAGACGCTAAAAGCAGCGCAAGTGGACACAGGCGGCACCGGGGAGAGTTCAAAACGCGTCTACCGCAGAGCTGACCTTATTCGGCTGAAAATGACCGATCCAGCTCGATATGACGCGCTGTCCGACGAAATTATGGCGGCGTATGCAGAGGGCCGGGTCAAATAATTTACTTTTGACTTTAGGAGTTAGACATGGCAACCGCATTTAGCCCAGCAAATAGCGTAACGACAACGACAGCAGCAACGTTCATTCCAGAGATTTGGAGTGATGAAATTGTTGCGGCCTACAAAAAGAACCTGGTTCTGGCCAACGTCGTTATGAAGATGAACTTCAAAGGCAAGAAAGGTGACACCGTTCACGTTCCTGCCCCAACCCGTGGTAGCGCCTCGGCCAAAGTGGCAACCAATGCCGTCACGCTGATCGCTGCAACTGAGTCTGAAGTCCAGATTCTGATCAACAAGCACTACGAGTACAGCCGTCTGATCGAAGACATCGTCGAAGCCCAGGCTCTGAACTCACTGCGTCAGTTCTACACCAACGACGCCGGCTACGCGCTGGCTCGCCAAGTAGATACCGATCTGGTGCAGCTCGGCCGTGCATTCAACGGCGCCACCATTGGCACCGACGACTACGCAACCAGCAACACCACAACCAAAGCCTACATCGGCTCGGACGGTACGACTGCTTATAACAGCACGACCTCCAACGCTGCTGCCCTGACCGATGCTGCGATCCGTCGCACCATCCAGCGTCTGGACGACAACGACACCCCGATGGATGGCCGTTTCTTCATCATCCCACCCTCCAGCCGTAACACCCTGATGGGTCTGGCTCGCTACACCGAACAGGCATTTGTCGGTGACGGCAGCGCCATCCGTAACGGTGAAATCGGCAACCTGTACGGTATCCCCGTATTCGTCACCTCCAACGCCGACTTCGGTGCTGGTAACACGGGCGCTGACCGTATCTGCCTGATGGGTCACAAGGAGTCGATGGTGCTGGTTGAGCAGATGGGCGTTCGTTCGCAGACCCAGTACAAGCAGGAATACCTGGGCACGCTGTTCACCTCTGACATGCTCTACGGTGTCAAGGCAATGCGTACTGCGGCAACCGTCGGCGCTGCAACATCGTCCTCGGCCTTTGCACTGGCTGTTCCAGCCTAATTAAACTCCCCGGCTTCGGCCGGGGGTTTTTAACCTAATTAGGAGAACATCATGGCAAATGCAACATCCGTCGTCGTCCGCGCTGGCAATGACCAGTTTCGCGGTCTTTACACTAGCACCTGGCTGGTTCGTGCCACTCTCAACGCTGACAGCTTGTCTGACGGCGCTGGTGACACCGATACCGTAGCTGTTCCCGGTGTGGCACTCGGTGACATGGTTTTGTCAGCTTCTCTGGCAGTGGATGTGGCGGGTCTTATCGTCACAGGCTACGTCAGCGCAGCAGACACCGTCAGCATCCGGTTCCAGAACGAAACCGGCGGCACCGTTGATCTGGCGTCGTCCACACTTCGTCTCGTAGTCGCACGTTCATTGGCGTAAAAGCCGGGGGCTTTGGCCCCCGTCTTGCCATCAGGAGGTTTCATGGCAACTTTTAAGTGTCTATCCAGTGGCCAGACAGTCACGTTTACTTTGCAGCACGATATCGACAGCATGAAGGGCCATCAAGGCTATATCCGTGTCGATTTACCTGAGGATACGCACAGCGAAGCGGCTAGTTTGGTAACCCTATCCCCACCACCAAAACGGCAGGGGCGGCCAAGGAAGATGGAAAATGTCAGAAATTGACCCAAGAGAGTTTGGCAAATTGGAAGCGCAAGTAGAACTCATGCAGTCAGAGATCCATGCGCTGCGCAATGACGTCAAGCAGTTGCTGGAAATGGCTAATAAGTCCAAAGGCGGCTTTTGGATGGGTATGACGATCGCGTCCGCATTGGGCGGCGTGCTGACTTTTGTTGCAGATAGACTGTTTTTCAAATAAGGGGTGACATCATGCCAATGGTTGACGGAAAGAAGTACCCATACACGAAAAAAGGCAAGCAGGAAGCTGCTTCGGCCAAGATCAGCAAGCTGCGCAAAGAGGGCTACCCGCAGAAACAGGCGGTAGCTATCGGGCTTAGCATGGCCGGCATGGCCAAGAAAAAGGCCAAAAAGTGAAGCCGGTCTGGGAGGCCAAACGGCCTAAAAAGCTGGGTGAGTCTAAGCCCTTGACCCCAGCGAAAAAGGCGTCGGCCAAGCGTATGGCCAAGGCAGCTGGACGGCCCTATCCGAATTTGATCGACAACATGAGGGCAGCGAGGAAGAAATGAAAACACCCGCTTGGCAAAGAAAAGCCGGTCAAAATGCAAAAGGCGGCTTGAATGCCAAAGGCCGGGAGTCTTATAATGCAGCAACTGGGGGCAACCTCAAAGCGCCGGTGAAATCCGGCGACAACCCACGACGAGCTTCTTTTCTTGCCAGGATGGGCAATATGCCCGGTCCGGAGCGTGTAGACGGCAAGCCCACCCGGCTGCTGTTGTCCTTAAACGCTTGGGGCGCTACATCCAAGGCAGATGCAAAGGTAAAAGCTAAAGCTATCTCCGCAAGGAATAAGGCGAAAAGCAAATGACCTACTTAGAACTCGTCAACGATGTGTTAGCCCGCTTGCGGGAACAACAGGTCACAACCGTTGGCCTGACTAGCTATTCTTCCTTGATCGGTAAGTTTGTCAATGATGCCAAACGCCAGATCGAGGACGCCTACGATTGGAATGCGCTAGGCCAAGAAATCACTTTTACTACGACATCCGCTACGTACGAATACTCGTTGACCGGCGCAGGTCAGAAGTTCCGCGTTACCAGCGATCCACTAAACACCACCAGCAATGTCGTCATGGAAGTCATTCCTGTGGGCGAGATGCGGCGCAAGCAGAACCTGCAGCCACAAGTGACCGCTGTTCCTACCGAATACTGCTTTGAAGGTGTAGACGGCAACGGCGACGCCAAGGTGCAGCTGTGGGGGCGGCCTAATGGCATCTACACCATCAAGTTTTTCCTGTCGGTTCCACAAGCCGCGCTATCGTCGGACTCCACATCTGTGTTGGTGCCGGATGTGTTGGTAGCGCAAAACGCTTACGCCCGCGCTTTGGTTGAGCGCGGCGAAGACGGCGGTCTGAACTCTTCGGAAGCCTACGCGCTGTATAAGACCATGCTGTCGGATTACATTGCTTTGGAAGCCACGCGGTTCCCAGAAATGCAGGAGTTCTACGCCTCATGAGCCAGCCACTGCGCATCGATACGATCTCGGCGCCAGGCTTTTACGGCCTGAACACCCAAGATTCGCCGCTCGATTTGAACGCGGGGTTTGCTTTGGTGGCGACGAATTGCGTCATTGATCAGTATGGCCGGGTAGGTGCGAGAGAGGGCTGGGCTAAAGTCAACAGCAGCTCGGGCAATCTAGGCGCCAATGATGTGGGCGTCATCCATGAGTTGGTGGTGGCTGACGGTACGTACACGATTCTGTTTGCCGGCAACAACAAGATTTTCAAACTCGACGGCAGCAATGCAGTTGTCGAGTTGACCTACGGGGGAGGGGGCACCGCCCCGACCATCACAGCCAACAACTGGCAGTGCGCGTCGCTTAATGGCATTACGTATTTCTTCCAGACAGGCCATGACCCGCTGATTTACGATCCAGCTGTTAGCACGACCACGTACCGCCGCGTCAGTGAGAAGACAGGCTACGCCGGCACGGTGCCGTCGGGCAATGTTGTCATATCAGCTTACGGTCGCCTATGGATCGCCAATACGGCGTCGGATAAGCAAACACTGACGTTCTCTGATTTGTTGGCCGGTCATATTTACTCGGGCGGCACCTCCGGCACGTTGAATGTGAACAACGTATGGCCTGCTGGACCAGACGAGATTGTCGGTTTAGCTGCGCACAACAATTTCCTGATTATCTTTGGTAAGCGCCAGATATTGGTTTACCAGGGAGCGACAGCGCCAGCGACTATGTCGCTAAGCGATACGGTGGTGGGTATTGGCTGCATCGCGCGCGACTCGATACAACCTACTGCGACTGACGTTTTCTTCCTGTCTAACAGCGGCGTGCGCTCATTAATGCGCACGATTCAGGAAAAGTCCGCGCCGTTCCGTGATATTAGCAAGAACGTGCGAAACGACTTAATGGGCATTGTTGCAGGTGAAACGCTGGCTAATATTAAGGCCGTGTACTCGGAAATCAATGCATTTTACCTGCTGACGTTGCCGACCAAT